GGGGCAAACAAGATTGGACAACCAAAAGTGGTAAAAAATCTTCTGACACTGGTGAAAGATACCTTCCAAGCGCTGCGATCAAAAGTCTCAGCGCTAGTGAGTACGCTGCGACGACCAAAGCCAAGCGAGCCGGAAAAGCCGCCGGTAAACAATTCGTAGCACAACCAAAATCAATTAAAGAGAAAACAAAAAAATTTAGATAATGACAACAATCCACGAGTTTCAATCTACAATATGGGTTGATACTCCCCACGGAGAAGGTTTAGCAATATTAATGATAGACTATGGAATACATCAAAATACAATATGGGTTGTGGCAGCTAAGAACGATGGAAGAGTTCGTCATTATGATTCAAATGATATTAAACTAACTATTAACAATACAATTCATTTAAATGATAAATAAAGGTAAAGAAAAGTTTGCGGGTTACAACAAACCTAAAAGAACTCCAAGTCATCCAAAGAAAAGCCATGCTGTATTAGCTAAAGAAGGCGATAAAGTTAAACTTATTCGTTTTGGTCAACAAGGTGTTAGCGGTGCTGGTAAAGCTCCTAAAACAGCTTCTGAAAAAGCAAGAAGAGCTTCATTTAAAGCTCGTCATGCTAAGAATATTTCTAAAGGTAAAATGAGCGCAGCTTATTGGGCTAATAAAGTTAAATGGTAATGTATGGCAAAACAAATCGCTAATTCAAATAAAGTAACTTTTGGTTCTCGTAAAAAAGGTAAAGCGCAAAAGTCATATAATAAACATACCCCACGCCCTAAACAGTATCGTGGTCAAGGACGCTAACAAATAAAACAAATATAAAATGGAAAAGAAAAAATCAACCAAAGTAGGATTCAAAGCATTAGCAAAAGGTGCAGCAAAAGAGTACATGAAAAAAGGTAAATCACCTGCTAAAGCAAAAGAAATAGGTGCAGCAATTGCAGCTAAAGTAGGAATGAAAAAGTATGGTAAAGCTGGAATGATGAAAAAAGCTATGGCTGGACGTATGAAAAAGAAATAGTATTATTACGGATATTTCCGTATATTTGCGTATCAACACAAAACACAACACAATGGAAACACAATCTGCAATGAAACCTGTAGGGTCTAATGTATTCGTTACAATTCCAGAGGCTTTACAAACAACTATAAAAACAAAGAATGGTGTAGAATTATACATTGACCCTTCTTTTGAGCCAGAACAATGGGCTATTACAACTGCAATAGTCCATTCGGCAGGAGATAGATTTACCCATAATATTAAGAAAGGAGATGAAGTAATGGTCAGTTATTTAATGGTAGCTGACTATTATACTATTGGTGAAGAAAGAATATTTAATAGAGTTAAAAGATATAACAATGAAGTTGTTTGGGAAGCTGAAGACTTTATGATTCTTGCTGTTAAAAGAGAAACAGAATGGGAAGGTATTGGCAAATGGGTTATATTAGATGACATTAAAGGAGAAGAATTAAAATCATCATTTTTAATTATCCCTGATAATGTACAAACAAAAGTTCTTAAAGGTTGCGGCAAGTTTATATCTGGCAATTTAGATTTACCTTCAGGTACTAAAGTGTATTTTAATGAAATGTTTAGAAGCTATTATAAGTTTCCAGAAGGTACAGATAGAATGATTATGGATAAAGAATTAATATTTGCATATGGCGACGAGTAGATATAAAAAAGAACAAGTAAACTCAATGATTATCAACCCATTAGTTGTTGGTGATATTATATCTGTTTATCCAAACTTGCAAACAATAGTTCCAAAAACATTACCTAATACATCTAACTTAGATAAACAAATAAGATATCTATCTTGGGTATATGATTACAATTCTCCTGCTGTAAAAGAATATAGTGATATTACAAGAAGAAAAGCTTGGGCTAAACATGAAGTAGGAATGTCATCTGATGCAAACTATGAATTGACTATCAACTTTTTAACTAAGGTAATTAACAATAGGGTATGGACTTTAATATGTAGTTTAGAGTCTACATTTATAGAATATACAGAAAGGGTTAATAAAAAAATTGAAGATGATGATACAGGTAAGGAAATAGATATATTAAAAGCTGTAGAAATCAAAAATAAATTATTAACTCAAATGCATGACATGATTGAAAAGATTGATAATTTGTATTCAAGATTATTTGCAAATGATGATAGTTTAAAAGATGAGTTTGATGAAAGGAACGTATTTACTCCAGAGTCAGTAGCTCAACAAATCAAAAAGAGATGATAAAGAATACTGGTGGTGAAATGCATAACATTCAAGGATTAGAATGTTACATTCCTAAAAAAGGATACCTATATAATCCGTTTACAAAAAAAGAAGAATTTTTTGGAGTAGAAAAAAGGTCTACCCAAATGAAGTATTGTTTTTTTGAAACAGATAAAAGGTTTCTTGAATACCAGAAGTGGGAACAAGAAGAGATTGAGAAAAGAAAGAAAGACCCACAATATATCCACCCAGATTTAAAAGAGTTTAAAGAATACTGTTGGATTAGAAGATTAAGTGGTCATTGGTTTATGAACTTTAGTAAGCCAACTTATATTACAGGTATCCATTGGTTTTATTTAAACTGTTATCATTTGGATATAGGGTTACCTAAGTATAGAGATGTGGATAGAGAGTTCTTTTATGCTTGGGAGTATGCAGTAGAAGATACTACTTGCTTTGGGTTAACTGAAGTTACAAAACGTCGTAGTGGTAAAACATATAGAGCTGGTTGCATTGCTTTAGAAGCTACTTCTCGCTCTGAAAACTTTTGGGCAGGCATTCAATCTAAAACAGATGACGATGCCAAATCTGTGTTTAGGAAAGCTATAGTGAACCCATATAGGAAACTACCTTCTTTTTTTAAACCTGTAAGTGATTTACCTAACACAGGTAAAGTTCCAGCAACAGGGTTAAAGTTTAATAGTGGTAAGATTGAAATTGACGGAGATGAGTTAATGAGTGGTATTGACTTTAAAGCATCTGTAGAAGGTGCTTATGATGGTCAAAAGCTTGGCATATATATTGGTGATGAGGTTGGTAAGACAATTAGTGTAGATGTAAATAAAAGATGGGATGTTGTTAGATTTTGTCTTATGGACGAGGAAGGTAAAATTATTGGTAAAGCACTCCATACAACTACTGTAGAAGAAATGGAAAGTGGTGGTGCAGAGTTTTTTGAAATGTGGAAAGGGTCTGACCAATTAAACAAAATAGGTAAACGTACCAAAACAGGTATGTATAGGTTTTTTACACCTGCTGACAAAACAAGGTATATTGATGAATACGGAAAGCCTAATCAAGAATTGGCTCGTGAAGATATATTAAACGAAAGGGTTGCATTAAGAGATGACCCAAGAGCGTTATCATCTGCTAAAAGAAAAGAACCATTAGATGAAAAGGAAGCATTCCAAGTAGATAGTTCAATATGTGTATATAACCCAATTAAGTTGAATGACAGATTAGATTTACTTAAATGGACCAAAAGTAAAATAATACGTGGGAACTTTGGTTGGGAAAATGGCGTAAGAGATACTAAAGTTGTATTTAACGAAAACCCAAATGGTAAGTTTATGGTTAGCTACTTACCTAAGCAAGATGACTCTAATTTAAAAAAGAATACATCTTATGGTGTAATGCCTGCTTGTAACCATTCTTTTACGGCTGGTATTGACCCTTATGACCATAAAGAAGTATCTGACTCTCATAGGTCAAGAATGTCAAATGGTAGTTTATGTATTATTAAAAAATACAATCCATTAGCCCCTACTGAGTTTGATAATGGTCCTTGTCTTCTTTATATTAACAGACCAGAAAGTCCAGAAGTGTTTTATGAGGATTGCCTAATGGCTTTAATATACTATGGCATTCATGCTTTAATAGAGAACCAAAAGCCAGGCATACTTCATTACTTTGACAGAAGGGGGTATGCAAACTACGCATATACAATATATGGTAACAAAGAACCAGGGATAGCTGCATCAAATAGAAACAATACTTATATTGCTGAAATAACTGACCAATTTATAAATGACAACATAAATACTGTTTATTTTGAGGAACTTATAGAAGACTGGTTACAATTTGACCCAGGCAATACGACTAAATTTGACGCTGCCATGGCATTTGGTTACGCATTGACAATGGTGGTAAATTCTCAGTTCTCATCAGAGAAAACAAAAGAAGATGTAAGGGTTGAAGATTACTTGCCTTTTTATAAAAGAAAGAATACCAATGCTTTATTTGGTAGGTATAGAATGTAGATTGAGCGTATTATTGTATTAAATTAAAAGCCGAGATGGCATAAGATATATGGAATCACCACAAATTATGAGCTCCTTGGGAGTTAGTTTCCCAGATGAAAATGTTGACCCTAAGTTAAAAAGAGAAAAGCCTTGGTTGCTTCAATATGCTAGAGCAGCATTTTCTGCATATGGCGATACACCATTTGGTAGTATAGGTTGGAGAAGCAGGGATAAATATGAGTGGGTTAAAACATATGCATTAGGCAGACAATCTACCGATAGATATAAAAAAATATTAACTCCTGACCAAGACCCTACAAATAATACGTTAGTTGTGGATTGGTCGGTTTTACCTATTATACCAAAGTTTAGAAGAATAGCTTTGAGTATATTGGAAAAACAAAATTACGATATACAAATTGACCCTATTGATTCTTTTGCATCTCAAGAGATATCTGAAAAATTAAAAGAAATTAAAGTTAAAATTGAAATGCGAGAAGGTATGAAATCTTTAGGCATGGAAGATTTAGCTAAAGTTCCTTTGATTGCTCAACAACCAGGAGAGCCAGATGATTTAGATGGGTTAGAAGTTATGGAGTTAGGTATGCGCCATAGAACATCTATGGAAGCAGAACAAGCTGTAGATTTAACTTTCAGTCAAAACAATTACCAAGAATTAAGAAGACAAGTATTAGAAGATTTCTTTGATTATGGTGTTGGTTGTTATAAAGATTATAGAGATGGAAATTTAGTTGGAGTAAGAAGAGTAGACCCAAGAAGATTAATGTTAAGCTATTGCACTTATCCAGATTTTAGAGATTTAAGATATATAGGTGAAATTGTAGAAACTCCTGTTTCTCAAATTAATTCAAATGAGCAACGGTGAGTTGACAAATGAAGATATAAAATTTTTATATTATGTATGCAAATCAAAACCAATGGAGACAAGCTACTCCATTAGGTAATGCATACTATGGTAGTTATTCAGATTTCTGGAATAAAGGAAAAGTACAAGTAGTTGACTTAGAAATATATTCTACAGATGAATTGGTAAGAGAAGAAAGGGTTGACAAAAGAGGTAATATTATTTTTGGTAAAGCTTCATTTGATGACTACAATAATAAAAAAGAAAAATACAAAAGAAAACAAATTCAAGGCGGTTATAGAATAAAATGGATTATTGGTACAGACATATGTTTTGATTATGGACGTATGTATGACATGAAGAGAGATCCTTTAAATGTTGCTAGAATTAAATCAAGCTACCATTTAACTGCTTGTGATTTTTATGATATGAAAACATTTAGTCGTATGGAAGCTATTATTCCATACGCAGATGCTATACAATTAGCTTACGCAAGATTACAACACGAATTAAACACAGCAATCCCTAAAGGATTTATGATTGATTTTTCTGCTTTAGAAGAAATCAGTCTTTCAGGGGGTGGAGCTAAAATGACTCCAAGTGATATATTAGATTTGTATTTCCAACGTGGAGTTTTAGTTACTCGTTCTACTAATATGAACGGACAGCAAAATAGAATGAGAGCTGTTGAAGAATTGCAAGGTGGTGTAGGTTCATCAATCCAAGAATATTGGACATTGATTAATAACAACCTTGATATGATTCGCCAAACTTTAGGGTTAAATGAATTAACAGATGGCTCTACCCCTAACCCTAAGTTATTGACTACTGTAGCTAATTTAGCTGCATCTGGTACTAACAATGCGCTAGGAGATATATTTAATTCTGATAGACAAATTTCAGAAAGTTTAGCTGAGTCTGTTATTATTAGAGTTCAGGATATTATTAAGAGTGGTCAAGGAGAAGACTTCCAATTATCTTTAGGTAAAGGAACAGTTGAGTTTTTAAAAATATCCCCAGAGATATCTAAATACACATATGGTATTACAATTGTGGATAAACCAACAGCTGAAGAAAAAGCTAAGTTAGATGAGCTAATGAAAGTTGCTTTACAGTCTGGACAAATTACTATTGATGATGTAATACGTTTAAATAACATACAGAACATTAAACAAGGAGAAATGTTCTTAGCTTATAAAGTTAAAAAGAACATTGAGAAGAAACAACAAGAAGCGCAGCAACAGCAAGAAATGAATGGTCAAATCCAACAACAATCTGCTATGGTTGCGGAACAAACAAAGCAACAAACTGCTCAATTGCAAACAGAATTGGATATTAAATTAGTCCAAGCTAAAGCAGAAATGGAAGCTAGATTAATTCAATTAAGAGGTGAATTAGATTTAGAAAGAGAAAGAATTGCTGCAAGTGGTAGAGTTGAGGCTTCTTATGTTCAAGCTAAAGAAAGAGATGTTGCAAACATGAGAGACAATAAAACTAAATTACTACAAAATAATTTAGAAGATAAAATAGCATCAATCAATATTGCGGCTGACTTGACATCAACAGTTGAACCTCAAACCCAAGGTGGAATGAATCTTCCAATAAATTTAGATACATTTGATTTTACTCCTGGTAAACAACAACCAGGGGTAAATCAACAACCTAAACCACAACCTCAACAAGAAGAACAACCATCAGGGTTAGATATGTTACAGCAATCTACTATGTAATGGTCGTATTATAAACTTAAACACAAACAAAAACAACATGGAAAATCAAGTACAAGAAACTACACAAGTTGCTGAGCAACAGGTAGCTTCCACACAAACAGAACAGCAATCTGCTCCTGCAGTACAAGAACAACAAATTGAAACAGCTCAAGTACCATCAGGCAATGAAGGTAAATTGGTTTTTAAAGGTTTTTCTACAGGGTATGAATCAAATCAAAAACCTGAAGATAAACAAGAACAAGTTCAACAACAAGAACAAAAAGCAGTACAAGCTCAAGAAACACAAGTTTCTAGTACTCAAGAAAAAGAGAGCGTAATATATAAAGACGAATCAAGTGATCCTCAACAAGTTGCAAAACAAGATGTTGACCCATTTGATTTGTTAGGAGTAAAAGAAGATGAGTATTTTAAAAAATTAGTTGATGCTTATAAAAACAATTCATTAGATGAGTTTTTAATTAAGACTAATATTGACTATGATTCTATTTCTGATGAAGAAATAATGAAAATGCAAATTGAAAGTCAATATCCTAATTTGGGTGCAGATGAAAAAAATCTTTTACTTCAAAGAAAATTAATTAAAGAATATAATATAGGTTCGGAAGACGAATCAGAAGACAAGGTTGGAAGATTGTTATTGAAAGTAGAAACCGACAAAATCCGAGAGGGATTAAAAAAGGAACAAGCTGAATATACACCGTCTAAAAACCCTAATAGTATAGAAGCACAATTGCAAGCTCAACAAGAGGCTCAGTTACATCAACTGCAAGAGTTTCAAAATTATGTTCAACAACATCCAGCAACTAAACAATTTGAGACAAATCGTTTACTGCAATACGGAGTTGGAGACACAACTTTAAACTACGAAGTTAATCAGAATGTAAATCTTTCTGAATTAGCAGTTGACAGTAGCAAGTTCTTTCAAATGTTCTTAGGTCAAGATGGCAAAGTGGACATTAACAAATTTTATAAAGTAGCAAATTATGCTGCAAGTATGGAAGGAGTTGAAAAAGCACTTATAGCTTATGGCAGGTCACTTGGAGAAAAAAGGCTTTACGATGAGTTAAAAAATACAAAGGTTTCTGATTATACATCTACTGCACCATCAGGCTCAGGGTTTAAGATTAAATCTATAGACAATAAGCCTTTTTTTTAAACAATAACTAAAACAAAAAAAACAAAACCAAAATGGCAACTTTCTCTACAACCTCTGGTGTACCTTTCGGATTTGGTAACCAAGGTCAAACTGACAAACCTTACGTCTCTGGTAGTAATAGCAACTTAATTGTTTCTACTTCATTATTAGACCAACGTGACATTTACAAACAATTAGTTGACACTCAAGACGATGCTGAGTGGTTAGACTTTTTATGGATGGCTGGCAAAAAAGAAGCTACTTCTATGCCAATCTATTACAACATGTATAATGATAAATTGTACAACTTGATTGACACTACAGGTGCAACAATTGCTGGTAGTGGTACTTCACAAGTTACAATTACATTCCCTGCTACTGGTGCTGGTTATACTTCATTTAACTTCTTATTAGTTAATGACTTGATTAAATTCCCAGATAACGGTATTACTGCAAGTGGTGCTATTGGTAAAGTATCTAGCAAAAACACTTCTACAAGAGTAGTTGTTATTGATGCTGTAGTTACTGGTGCTGCTGGTTTTATGACTGCTGTAGCTGGTAATAAATTATCTTGTTTCTCTAATGCTCAACCAGAGGGCTCTAACGCTCCTGAACAACGTCGTTGGTTAGTAAACAAATTACAAAACCAAACTCAAATTTTTAGAAATTCTTTAAAAATTACTGACGTTCAAAACATGTCTAAGATTGAATTAGAGTTCAATGGTCAACCTTACATTTTACCATATGAAAACATTCAAGCTTTACAAAAACATCGTGGTGATATTTCTTTAGCTTTATGGTTAGGACAAGCTTCTACTGATACTTTCCAAGGTCAACCATTTACTCAATATAACCAAACATATGCAACCCAAACTACTCGTGGTATGGATAGCTATATTAGTTCATATGGTATTAATGGTCAAGTTGCAACTCCTGGAACTTTCACATTGCAAGATTTATCACAAATGGAAGCTCAGTTAATTTCTGCTCGTTCTCCATTTGACTATATGATTGCTGGTTCTAATGCTGCAATTGCTACTATTTCTGATTTCTTGAAAAACTTACCAAGTTCTTCTGCTGCTGCTCCTGCAGGTACTGGTGTTAACTCTGCTCGTATTGTTGTAGATGGTCGTGAAATTGACTTAGAAGCTGAAAAATTCCGTCATGGTGGATTTACTTTCAACTTGAAAGCGTTTAAAGTATTATCTAACAAAGACGTAATGGATTATACTGGTTCTACAGTAGTTAAATCTGCATACTTCATGCCAATGGGTAAAGTTAAAACTGTTGGTGGTGGAATGGCTGATTATTTCCGTTATCGTTACCAACCACAACCTACTCCAGGTTTAGGTTCTTCTGAAACTGCAGAAATCATGACTGGTGCTCTTGCTCCAACTCCAACTAACCAAGAGATGAATTTAACAACTACTTGGACATCAAACATTGGATTGGAAGTATTTGCTCCTAATCGTTTTGCAAAATACATCGTTAACAATTAGTTGACACAATATAAAGGGGGTACGTAAGTGCCCCCAATATATTTTAAAATTCTTCACAAACAAAACTACACAAATATGGCACTTAAAAAAATTGGCATTTACAATAATATCTCACCAGAGTATATGCCTAAACTACCTAAAAGAGGTACAATTGTTACTTATAGATTTTTAACATATAGTTATGACCCATTCGGAGAAGATATTAGCCCTATCTTTCAAGCTAAATTAATGTTACCATGCTTTTCAAGATTTTTTGATGAAACTCAAAAAGAATGGATTGAAGTTGGTTTAATTGGCGGTGTTGACTCTTATGGCAATCCTCTTCCTGAGAAAATAAGAAGAGTTTGGACAGAGCCAGGAGCAAATGGAGGGTACATGAACTTAACTATTGGTAATTCTCAAGATGATGAATTATTTCAATATTTAGAACTTGCTTCATTTAATAAATCTAATAAATTTAGAGATGAAAGCGTAGGAGTAATCTTAGAAAGAGTAGATTTTGAAGCTGAAGCTAAAGAAGCTCGCAATGAATTGAAATCTAAAATGGAAGCAATTAAAAAAGCTGCATTAATCAATAAAGATGATTTACCAAGAGTAGCATCATTATTGGGTTATGATTATGAATTAGGCGAAGAGCAAGTTCGTTTTGAAATTGAAAGTTTTGCCCATGAATATCCAGAAGATTTTATGGAAAGAATGGAAGATAAACACTTTGATATTAAATCTAATTTATCATTAGCAATTGATGAAGATTTAGTTTATATTGATATTGAAGAAAGAAAACTTAAATGGTCTGATTCAAAAGGGGACATTATGAGACTAACTGATTTAGAAATAGATGAAGTTATTGAGGCATATGCTAATTGGGCTTCTAAAGAAAAATCAGGTAAAGATGTCCATGCTGAACTTTTAAGTATGTTATCAAAACATAAATTAAAATTAAAAAAATAACTTAAGATTGTGTTTGTGTTGAAATCTTGAACGGGGGAGTTTCTACTTCCCTTTCAAGTATTTCAATTAAAATTATCCCTATGTACTAACGTATATAGGGTTTTTTTATGGTCGTATTATACTATATGTTTGATAAATTAAAAGGCATTGTTCCTCAACCACTTTTAGACCAAATGCCAGCAAATGGCATTGACACTCCGCTTAGAGCTGCACATTTTTTAGCTCAAGTAGCACATGAGTCAGGTACATTTAAATTCAAGTCAGAAAACTTAAACTATAGTAAAGAATCTTTGGTTAAAGTTTTTCCTAAATATTTTACAGCTGCATCTGCAGAAGCATATCATAGACAACCTGAAAAAATAGCTAACAGGGTTTATGCTAACCGTATGGGGAATGGCGATGAAAAGAGTGGTGATGGTTGGAAGTTTAAAGGTCGTGGATATATTCAATTAACAGGTAAAAATAATTACAAACAATTTTCTGAAGATATAAAAGATAATAAAGTGTACGACAACCCAGATATAGTTGCCGATGATGAATATGCAGGACTAAGTGCTATATGGTTCTGGAATAAAAATGGCTTAAATAAAATAGCAGATACTGACAACTTAAGAGATGATAAAACATTAATCAAACTTACTTCAAGGGTTAATGGTGGAACTCATGGACTTGCTGACAGATTGGAAAGATTTAATAACTACAAAAAGATTTTACTCTAATGGAAGTATCTACTCATGACTCTTCGGCAAACCATTATTGGTTGTTAGCAAGTTTATTTTTAAACATAGTTGCTAATTTAGACAAAACAAATATTACCTTTGTATTAGGTGTAATAGTATCAATACTTGCTATAATTAAC